CCGTCAGATGGACGCCGTCACGCGTGTTGTAGCTCGTGCGTTTGCACGGCAGGCCGCGCACTTCGGCGTAGTTCGACTCCCAATCGACGCCGTCCCCTTCGTCGCGTCCAACGATCACCTCGACAACGACGCCGTCCTTGAGAAACGCATAGTGTGCCATGCTCAGCTCCACGTCACTGTGCCGGTGCCGGCGGTGATGGTCGTGATTTTGTCGTTCCCGCTTGTGGTCGTGGACGTGGTCAGGCCCGCAGAAGCCGTGAGCGTTAGCCCCGCAGCGTAGCGGAGGATGACAACGCCGGAACCGCCGCTGCCGAACGCGCCGCCACCACCTCCGGTGTTCGCGGCTCCGGCAGTCGTCGACTGGTTGGCACTCGATCGGTTGTCGCCGACGCCGCCACCACCAGTCGCCGTTCCCGCCGTGCCTGAGTTGAAGTTCGCGCCGGAACCGCCGCCGCAGTAGGTGACGCTGCTGCCAGTGATGTCGTTGATCACGCCCGCGCCGCCGTTTCCCGGCACGCTCGATGTCGCCGCACCGCCAGCGCCTCCAGCACCGCCGCCGCCGCCGGTGCCGAACGACCCGCCGTTTACTGACGCCCCGGCGGCGCTGCCGGAGCCGCCGACGCCGAACGACGCCGAAAGTGACGCACCAGCCAATAGGCCGCCAAACGGCGAGCCAGCACTCGCGCCAGACCCCGAGGCTGAGTTGCCGCCGCCGGGGCCACCACCAGCGGCGACAATTGCAAAAAACTGCGACCGGCTTCCAGCCGTACCCGGCCGCAGGTCGCTCGTGGAGTTTGAGTAGGTAGACGTTGCTCCACCAGCGCCAATCGTCACGCTGTAGTCAGTGCCGAGGTTGATTATCAACGTGCCAGCGAGATAGCCACCTGCTCCACCAGCACCGCCGCGCGAGCCAGCACCGCCACCGCCGCCGCCACCCGCCACGAGATACCGCACGCTGCGCGATGAATCACCACCGAAGACTATCCAGCCTTGGCCCGACCATTGATACACTCGGCCGCCCGTGTAGGCGATCTGGCTGAGGGCTGGGTTGGCTGGAAACGATAGCGGCATGCGTCACCCAAGATCCAGCCAGTTGAGCGTGAGCGGCTGCCGTGGAGCGACTTCCACCCACAGCCCTGACGTGCGGAAGAACAACCGTCCCGAAGAGTCGTCAAACCAGAGCGAGCCCGTGCCTCCAGACGCTGGCGCGGTCGGGCCGGTAATGTAGAACTCAAGGCTTCCGGCTGTGCCTTGCGGGCCTGTCACACTTGGCCCGGTACTGCCAGTCGGTCCGGGCACAGTCGACGCCGCGCCAGTAGGCCCTGTAACTGTCGAGGCGGCGCCTGCTGGCCCCGTATCTCCGCGACTGCCGGTGGCACCTACACTGCCCGCGGCACCGGTAGGCCCGACGATTGACTGACCGGCCTCGCCCGTTGGACCCGTGATAGATTGGCCGGCTGGTCCCGTGTCGCCGCGCTCGCCGGTTGCTCCGCGCTCGCCAGTAGGGCCGACAATGGATTGGCCAGCCTCGCCGGTAGGCCCAACTACTGATGCGCCGAAAGGGCCGGTTGGCCCCGGCACAGTCGAAGCAGGGCCAGTGTCGCCGCGTTCTCCGGTCGCACCTCGTTCGCCGGTAGGCCCGACGATTGATTCGCCGGCTGGGCCTGTATCTCCTCGCTCTCCGGCAACTCCCTGCAAACCCTGCGGGCCGGTTACTCCGGCAACGCCTGCGGACCCAGCCACGCCCTGTGGGCCGGTAGGGCCGACCTCGCCCTGCGGGCCGGTTGCGCCCTGCTCGCCAGCTGCTCCAACAGACCCATGCGGCCCCGCCGGTCCCACGCTTCCTGTAGGCCCCGTGCTTCCTGCCTCTCCGGCCACTCCCGCCGCGCCCGTGCTACCTGTTACGCCAGCCTGGCCTGCGGCCCCCGCCACGCCCGCCGGCCCCGTTGGTCCTTGGATCGCAAACGATGACCAGGAGGTGAGGTCAGATTCCAACTGGTAATAGGCGTCTCCGCTCGCCACGTACACGAGCATCCCAGCCTCTCGGCGCAAGGCCGGGATAGCGTCACGCTCCTCGAGCGTAACCACGCTCCGCAAGCCACCTTTTCCGTACTGTGCAAGATGCGACGGGTACGCATCCGTTGTTGAAAACGGCACGACCGGCGCGATGACGTTCTGGCCTTTGATCTCTGCCATCACGCCACCTCAAGGTTGAGCGTGCCCGTAACCGCGTACGTAGAACGGTAGATCGTGTAGGATCGCGCCACCTGACCCGTGAACGTGATTGACCGCTGTGTGGTTTCCCACGCCGTTGACACGATGCCGTTGACCTTGAGCGTCGGCGAGCCGTAGGACGTCGGCAGCACAATGTAGACATACGCCGCGGACGGCGTCAGCGTGCGAGTCAATGCACGGTTGGTCGCCAGATCCACCGTGAGCGAAGACGTGATCTGTCCGTCGGTGATCGTTGCACCGGCGAACGTGCCGGCCGCCCTGGCCAGCAGCGTGCCCGGCACAGCCGCGCTCTCGGAAGCCGCCACGGTGTGAATCTTTACGCTCGTGCGAAAAGCGTCAGCGTAGTGCCAGAGTGGCACGCCGCGTGGAGCCGAGACGTCATAGGTTGTCGATACGTTGCCGTAGGTCTCGACGATGCGGTCGCCTCGATCTGGCTCCGCATATGGCAACGTGCCGACTTTTACGATGTAGTCGCGGCTTTCCCACTGTTCGACCACGCCAGACTGCGTCGCCGACTCAAACATCGACCGCCCAATGCACGCCGTGATCTGGGTGGACGTGTTGCCGCGAATGTAGGTGCATGGAACTGCCGCCGACTCAACGAGCCGGTCTGTCAGCCAAGCGGCACCTGAGCGCAGCAAGTCGGCCACGGAGGGAGTCTCCTGAGTCCACAAGACCCCCGGCGGGGCGGAAAGGGTGAAACGCCGCCGCCGGGGGCTTGCAGGTGGGCCGGATTACTTGTTGATAACGACATGCACTTCGGTGTCGTCGGCCAGCCGAGCCTTGGCGAGCTTGCCGGCAGCGGTGCCGGTCGTGGCGTGCGCCACACCCGACGTCGCATACCAGTTGATCGCGGAGCCCTGCGCGCCGGTCGCACCGGTAGCACACGGCATAGCCCACACGCCTTCGATCGCCAACGAGCCGAGCGCGTTGGCGGCGATGGGACGCGGAGCAACCGCCACGAGCGAGCCGATCACGACCACCTCGCCAGCCGCCACGGCAGATCCGGGCGTGTGGTTGAGCAGAGCACCGTCCTGAACATAAGAAGCCATCAGATCACCTCGTTTCTGTTGTTGGAGTTTGAAGATCCCGGTGGGCTGGGTTGGCCCCAGCCCACCGGGGCTAGATCACGTAGCCGAATCGCACTTCACGCCGGCGAGGTACTCGGCCTTGGCCACGCCAAAGTCGAAATACCCACGCATCTGCACGCCGAGCGTGTTGAAGTCGGCTTCCGCCGTCTCGACGATCGGGCTCTGCACGCCGTTCAAAAACGCCACCTCCATCACCGGCATGTCGGCCGGCGAGGCGAGGAGGTAGTAATCGGTCGTGTTGGTCAGGTAGGTCGATGCGACCACCTGATACCGACCGGCGAGCACGTTCCGATCCGGCTGGCCGCCGGTTGCACCGCTCTGGATCAGGGTCGAGCCCATGATCTCGGCAGCGGCGAGCTCCAGATCGACCGGCACGAGCAGAATCCGCGGCTCGACCGCGACGGGGTTGCCGTCGGGATCCTTGAGCTTCCTGAACTTCGTGGCCAGCGCCTTGAGGTTCGCAAGCGACAGCGCCAGCGATCCCGCAGACAGGTTGCCACGGCCGCTCGTGAAGAACGACGCATCGTCCACGAAGTCGGCCCAGAAAACGTCATTCAACTTCAACGCACCACCACGGCCGATCCGCTGCGGAACAGCGGTCAGGGCACCGAGGTCATCGTTGATCAGATCCGTACGGGTGACGGAAGTCATGATGCCGTAGGTCTCGGCGCTGATCGTCCGGCTTTCCTCGCTGGCGGAAGCGTTCTTGAGTTCGCCACCGTTGGCGACCTTGTCGAACTTGAAGCCGCCGTTGAGCCGGTAGCTCGTCAACGTCTTGAAGTCGTTGACCGAACGCACCGTGCTGATCGACCGCCACGCGCTCTCCACGCCGTTGAATCCGGCCAAGAGGAACTTGTTGGCGGTGTTGCTCAGGATGCCGCTGATGGAGTGGGTCGCCCACGCGGCAGCCAGGATCGGACGCAGCGTGGCGGCGTTGAGCCGACGCGCCCCGTCGTAACCGTTGGCCACGGCCGCCTGCACGATCACCTCGCCGAGCGAAAGCTCCCGCCGCGCCTTGTGGGCCGCTTCGAGCACCTTCGCGTCGTACTGGGATTCCACACCGGGCAGGCTGCCCTGAAGGGCAAAAGACGCTTCGATCACCTCGGCGGTCGGCGCCACGTTGGCGACGACATGAACCGCTGGAGCGGCAGGCCGCTCGCTGCGAGCCACGCCGAGGAACTCGGCACGGATGTCAGCGACGATCTGCTTACGCAGAGCATCCATCGCGGGCTGGTTGTCGCCCAGGCTGGCACCGTCGCCGCCCTTGGCGTTGACCGGCAGCGTTTCGTTGATGGGAGCACCGCCGGCGACAATCGCCGGGGCTTCCGACTTGGCAGTAGCCTGGTCGGGCGTCGAGTTGGCGTCGTGCGCCATAGGAGACTCCTCTGCCACCTCTTCGGCGGCAATGGCGACGCTGGTCTGCGAATCAGCGCCAAGAGTTACGAACGAAACCTCCCGCAGACTGGAGGCTTTGACGACTCGGAGCGGCCCGACGTGGGTTGCCCCGTTGACGGTTGCGGCGGCATCGGCATCAAACTTCTGGTGCCGACGAACATCGGCGCCGACGCTCGCCTGAAACTGGTAGCCCGCCGCAGCGAGTGCCGCGACCTGGTCAGCGTTGCCATTGCTGGCGAGGATCTCGCCTTCCACGATCAACTGCCCGGCCTCGATGAACGGGCGGCCTTGCCCGAGGATCGACCCGAGCGAGTAGTCGTGCCCCAGCACCACAGGCACAGTCGCCGGCAGCTGCATGCCAGCCATGTCGATCACTACCGGCTCGCGGCTCCAGCCCTGTCGGATTTGGGCACCCGTGTACGCGACGATGCGAAACTTCTTGCCAGCCGGCGCTGAATCGCCTTCGGCGGCCTGCAGAAACGTGACGCCTGAATCAAGCTTGAGTGCGTTCATTGCGCCCCCATTGGTTCGCCGTTCTCATCGAGCGTTCCGCCGTAGTTCACTTCCGGCGTGAGATCAACCCAGATACCGAGTTCCTTCATCAGCGCGATCTCGGCGGCACGCTGACGCAGTTCGACGTCCCACTGCTTGCCGGCCTTGGCGTATTCGGCAGCAAGCGTGGTCGTGTGCGTCCGCAACCTCGTCTCGGCGGCGTTGGCTTCCTTCGCCGGGTCGACGTGGTCTTTGCCGTCCCATACCCACGCCCAGTTCCACTCGGAGAAGGGCGGGAGACCGTCGGGCAGGATGCCGGCAAGCGTGGCTTCGTTGACCCACGCGGAGAAGACGCGGTCGAGCATCACACGCTCGACCTCGTCACGCATGACACGCAGGGTCTTGTCGTAGACCTGATGATCCATCCGCCCGCTGGCGTAGTTGTATGACGATGAATCCAACGCAGCGACGTTGAACGGCATCTGCAGGCAACGCGCCATCTCGTTGACGATCTCGCGCTTGAACATCGCGTAGGTTGACGTCGGTTGCTCCGCCTTGAGCTGCTCGAAAGTCCAGCCGTCGGGCAGCGTGACCATCGCACGCTTTTGGATCTCCATTTCGGCGAACGCATCGACTTCGTCGATTTCCGCCGCCGGGCTGTTCGTTCGCAGAAATCCGGCGAAATCCGCAGCCGTTTCCGCAGCCGCACACACTGCCTCGGTGTACCGGCGAAGCTGCCCAAAGAGCTTGAGCGACGGTGCGACTTCGGAGATTCCACGATGCTGGCCGGCACGTTGTGCCCTGAACCAATGCACCATCTGCGACGCCGGAACACGCTGGAACTCAAACGTGTTGACGCGATGATTCGCGCCGGGGTGGTAGTTGAGCACTTGGTACGCCACGACGTTGCCGACGGCGTCGAACTCCAAGCCGTCCACCGTGCTGCCGTCGGGCGTCACCGTTTGCGACATCAGCTCAGTCGGCGTGGCGACCATCTCGGCTTCGACCAGCCGCAGGTCAAGCTGCACGCCCGGCAGACGTGGATTCGAGATCATCAAGGCGAACGCTTCGCCGTCGATGGTCTTGGCATCCGCCATCGTCCGCAGCTTGCCGGGCAGGTCGATTGACCACGACCAATCGAACAGCAGTCGTTCCACCTGCCGGTCGACGTCAGGCGAGCCCGTGTCGAGTTGCAGCCGTGGGCCGGTGCCGACCAAATCGTTTGACCGCGTCTCAACAATCCCGGCGAGATACGAGTTGTTTGCACGTTCGTAGCGGGCGCGGTTGCGGATCTGCCGACGCACCATCGGCGAGAGCGCCGTATCCGCAGCAAACGCATCGGCGTTGGCCCAATGCTTGCGGTCGTCGCCTTCGCTGGCGGCGTCGTAGCGGGCACGCACGCGCAGCGGCATGGCCACAGGCTGTAGCTGCCGCTTGCCGCGAAAGAATGCGCCGAACAGGCCCATCAGGAGCCGCCACCCGGAGGAATCAACCGGTTAAACCGCAGCCCACGGTTCTTCCTGGTCGACGTCTGCGAGACGGCAGACTTGCCCGACAAATACTTGTCGGCCTCGATCATGTCGCCGATGTCCTGCGCCTCGACCTCGCCCGCGTCCGTACGGACACGCTTCGGGCCTTGCGCAACCTCGGAGATCTTGTCCCGCAGTTCGTCGCTCATTGGGACGAAACTACGGGCGAGTCACGGCAGACGAGAGGGGGTGTGGCGTCAGACTTGCACCCAGTCGGCACCGTCTCGTCGGTAGTGACGCACGTCGTCAAACCCGAGGCGGACGGCAATCGTATGGGTCGGCTCGCTGAACACGGCAATCGGCTTCCCACGGTCCAGCGTGCCATGGGCAATCAGGGCACTTGATAGCGCCGAGGCTATACCACGGCAACGCCATTTCTCGTCCACCCACTGCTCCAGCGTCTGCGTGTCACGCCAGACGTGCGAGCAAGACCAGCCGACAAGCCCGCCATCACGATGGCACAACGCCACCGGCGTGATGCTGCTGGCTTCGCCCCGCAATACGTCGGACACCTCTGCCTGCCATTCGCTGTCCGCCCTGGTCATGCGGCAACGGATCGCCAGCAGATCACGAGGGTCAACTGAGTCCAGAGCCAGTACGGCGATGTTCATGCCAACCTCTTCACTGTGATGACCTTCTTGCCTTGGGCGTTCGTTGGGATCACGACACGCTT